TACCGTAAACCTTGAGCCATCAACTACAGAAATTCCCTCTGAAAAATCCGTATTGTTTACAGTCATTACTTTTTCAGTGTTTATTGAAGTTACGGTTTGGTCTGCATTGCTAAACCAAGAACCATAAGCAAAAACTCCTTGAATATCTTCAGGTTTACTAAACTCACCAAGCCATACTGGATAATCTGGGTCACCACCTAAATACATTACGTAGACACCAGCACCAATTGCTGGTGGACGTTTTGTAGATATGACAGGCCATATCCAATTGGTTGTAGCATCTCTGTCAAAAGATGTCGACTGAACCTTTACCTTGAGTCTACGCAGGTGTTGTGGGTCATTGTTGTCATCAACAATTGCCCTGTAAACACCGTTGAGTCTTTTGATGTGTCCGTCCATTAGATTTCTGTAATGTTTAAGTTTGCTTCGGTAAACCGAAATATTTCATCTGGGTCTCCAACCAATGTTGTTGAAGCAGGACTATCGCCATCTCTATAAAGTTGGGTTACTTTAGCCACTTTAATTCCAGGAACTTGTTGAAGAGCAAACTCAATATCTTGTGGATAAATGGTGTCTTCAAAGAATACACCTGTATATCCAAAGTCTGTTAGTACTTTGTTTTTTATACCGAGTTCTATTTCGGCATTTGTATACTGGTCTAATTTTGTGTACTGAATACTTGCAACTGCGTCAATGTAAACAGGTGGAGAAATAGTTACAGTTGTTCCTATTAAAGTTTTATCGGATAGATAAACTTCAACATCGTCTTGTAAAGAATCAAACTCAAGAGTAGGGTCTCCGTTTTCATCTAAACCAGGTGCTGGGTCTGAGTCTGTTGCTGTTCTCGTTGGAGAAATGTAAACCGTTACTGAAGTCCACACTGATGCAGTTGCGTTTGCCTTTCCAACACCTGTAACTGCTAGTGCTAAATCTGCAAAATCTTGCAGTGTCACCGCTCTTGTGTTTGCTCTCAGTGATTGAGGAGCCGCAAGTCTTATTTGATTTGTGTCCTCTGGGTCAGAACCACCAACTGCAGCAGAAGAATTTGTTACCGTTAATGTGCTTTGAAGCGCCGTTACTTGAGCCTCTGATAATCCAGGGACATAGTCAATAGTGTCTAGTACTCCACTAACTATATTTCCAAAAGAACCGCCACCAACTGTGTATTTGGCTCTAATTTCTGAATATAGTGTTGGAACAGTTCCAGACACACCATCTCCAAAAATAATAGACACGTTTCCTTCATCGTCTGTTACTACTGAAAACACTTGGTCAGTTGAGTCGTAATCAATAATGTGCTGTACTTGCGTCCACTTCGTATAGATGTCTCCATCTTGAACGTAAATTTCTACTGAGTCTTCTACTACTGGCGTTTCACTTAACTCAAATCTCATTCCTGGTCTTCCAGTTGATTCTCCAATTAACTCTCCATACTCATTTGCATTTTCAGCAATAAGAGTGATGGAACGACCATGGTAAACAGTGACATCTTCAGTTCCAACTATAGAACCAACTTTTGCAGGAACTTCAATTTCTATATTTGTAGAGAAATAGATTGGTTGTACAGTATCGCCTTCTATAACTTCTCCAGTTAAAACAGTTCCTGAAGGCAACACAACTGCTGTTCCAGAAGTATTACTAAATGTGGCGGTAACGAACGCTGCTCTATATCCTGCTGGGTTATAGCCATACGTTTGAGCAATGCTCAACACACTGCTCCTTTGTGTTGCAGTAGAAATAAAACCTTCGTTTGCATTGCGGTCAATGTAATAAGAGACCATATCCCCTAAATAAGAGAAGGCTTCTACTAACGCAACCCCAAAGTCTGCTGGGTCTGAGGCCGTCCATTCTGGAATTCGGTCTTGAATTCTTGCAATTAATTCCGCCCTAATTGAATAGAAATCTTTACTGGTGTAGTCAACGGAAAGTGGAATATTGGATGGAGGGGTGATGCTCATTGTAACTCCTCATATATTGGGGCGGTTCCTGCGATTGAAACTAGTCCTATAGATGTGTTAACTACCTCATCGTTAGGCAGTGCATAAGTTATATCTACGTTCATAACATTTGTAAATTCATCAAATGTAGATGTAACCTCATCTAAGGTAAGTGCTGATAATTGTTCATTAAAAGCACGAATTACTTCTGTTTGTATTTGAGAGTCTGCTTCTTCTGTAGTTTCAAACACAGAAGACGGTATATCTGTTCCAAAATCTGGAAGCATCACACGCTCTCTCAAAGCCGTTCCTATCACAGAACGCACTCTGTCAGCCCAAATTTTTGACAGTTCAGTTGTATCTGTCACTTTTCCAAAAGAATTTATGGAAAATGGCAAGGCAATTGCTTTTTCAGCCATTACTTACCTACCCATCTTCTAGGGGCAACCTTATACCCAACGGCGCCTTTGTTTACGATTGTTGTTGACGCACTAATTCTAGTAGAAGTAGGCCTGCTCAATCCTTCTGTAGAGGCTTCAAATGTCAAATTTCTAACAGGAACAGTGCCAGCCGCTGTTGGTCTAAACGTGCCGCCTTTATTATCGCCTGTTCCATCTGTCATGCACGTGAAGTCTACATAGTAACGACCATCATGAGTCACAAAATGCTCTACGTCTTCAATAACCCAAAATCCATCAGTAAAATCTCCTGTTCCATTTACTTCAATGGTTCTGTACGGTGCCATAAGGGGGTCTCCCTGACCACTACCTTCAGCGTGTATTGAGTAGTGAGACAAAACTGCTTGGGCTTTTGCAATCTCTCTTGCCATTTCTGGGCTTGCTGTTATTGTAGACGTCAGACTTTCAGTAAATAAAGCATCAGAAACATTCTTTCTAAGAGTTTTTCTAAAGTCACTAGGAGAATGAGAAACAGAAAACGACTTACCTGTTAGTGGGTCAACTCCTGAAACTTGCTTATCTCTTTTACTGTACACTCCCTCAGTTGTGTCGCCAACCCTTGGAACAAACTTGTCTAATGTAGGAGATAGAGTTGAAACAACTTGGTTTTCTTCCCAACTGTGATACAACACAGGTATTGTTGTAGCAAATTTATCAATCATTACATCCAGTGGGTGAAAGTGAAGTTCTGTTTTATCTACTTGAACTACATAACCAATTCTATGTGCAAGTTCTTTTAATTTTTCCCAATAAGTATGATTAACCATAGATTGTTGAGAAAATCTAACCCTACTCGGAGTAATCTTTGGTTTTAGTTTAAATTTTTTGGCTATCTCTTCCACAATTTCAGTTGCAGTTCTATTTACCCATATTTTATTTCCCATATTTTTTAACCCAAAAGAAGAACCAATTGCTCTAACCATTACTGGTTTTTTCAAACTTTGTTGGTGAGTTGGGCTTACGTCATACACATATCCATACCACGTGTTTGTGTTTAACCCATTGCTCCATTTAATGGAAAGCATTACCCCTGTTTTTAAAGCCTGTTGATAAAAGGGCGTAAAATCAGGATAAGTTATTTCTACAATGTCTTGTTTTCCTGCTCTTTGAATTAACCTAAAGTTATGTGGTGTAGTTTTAAACGCAGCAAAATCAGGAAAATCTACAGAAAAACTTGTAGTGTTCCTATATTGATAGGACCTATTCATTTGGAATCCTTATTGGAGTTCCAGGTTCTATGGAAAAAGGGTCAACAAGTTCTGGATTAATATCCATGATTTGCCACCATAAGTTTGCTTTACCAAGATAACGCAAAGCCAAGTTATCAAGACGGTCTGTTTCTACCCAGTAATGCCAAAAGAAAGAAGAAAGGTAACTTGGCCAAGTTCTTGAAACAGAAAGTTGGTATTTTCCAGTTCTAGAATCGTAAGCCTTATACAAAAGGCCATCTGAGTATCTACTGTCAAGAAATATCATCGGTAACCTCCTGCTTGTAAATCAGTTGGAGAAGGAGAACCTGTCCAGGTTGCCCCAGTAGTATTGGTTGGTCCAACTGGAGCACCGCCTTTTCGTTCTGGAGAATCGTTGAACCTTAAACACGTTAATTTAACAGTAGATAAAATTGGAACCATTCTGCTATTAAACATAATGTGATTGACAGAAAAGTCTTGAATACGAACTTTATACCTCATTTGTGCTCCAAGATGTAGTTCAACAATGGCAGGACGTAACCATCCTCTATCTGCAGTTTCTCCTTGAAGCATGTCGGACTTAAACGTTGCATGTGGGCCATTAAGTACCTTGAATAGGTACTCTAGGTCATACATAGTGCCTTTTTTCCACAATTCTTTTTCATCT